TCAACGCAAAGTAATTTTACCTCCTGGATAGGAAAAGTTTTCTTTGGGATTGAGAATGACACACTTGCGACAAATGAAATTATATTTTCTGTTGTGTCTCGACTTTCTAATGTCTTAGCAAGCTTGCCGTTTAAATTATATAAGGAATACGACGTGCAAAATACAGATGAGTTTAACCAGCTATATTTTGTCACCGAATGTAAATCAAACTTTGGAAGATGTCATAAAGTCACTTGAAGTGTCCAGAAATACAAATGGTAATGGATATGCGATTCTTATACGAGATATTCGAGCGAAAGTAGAACACTTGATTCCATTAGACCCGAATAACGTCGAGCCGATGATAGAGCGAGAATCTCATGAATTATGGTATCGCATTCGAAATGAGGGGCGGAGCCTATTTTATCCATCTATTAGTATATGATTCATGTAAAACACATTTCTATAATCAGTACTTGGAAAGGAATTAGCCCCATACAGGATATTGAAAAATTCCAATCAGTATGATAAGGCTGTTCGAGAATTCGCTTTGAAGGAAATGCAAAATACACGAGATTCATTTATTTTAAAATACGGTCAAAATGTAGATCCAGAAAAAAAGGCTGCTATTGTGGAAGATTTTAAACGTTTCTATGAGGAAAACGGCGGCGTGCTGTTTCAAGAACCTGGTGTTGAGGTTGAAAAAATCACGCGTGATTTTATTGCAGGAGATATGAAAATTGCGGAAGAAATTACACGTGATCGTATTGCGAATGTCTATAATATCCCTAGTATTTTTTTAAATTCAAATAGTGATAGTTTTTCGTCCAACGAACAGTTAATGCAGATGTTCGTCAACTTAACACTCATCCCCATCATAAGACAGTATGAAAAAGAATTTAATAGAAAACTATTAAGTGTTAAGCAACGCAATGAAAAGTATTATTTTAAATTTAGCGTGAATGGTCTCTTGAGAGGAGATTCAGAAGCGAGAGCTAATTTCTATAGTAAAGGATTACGCGACGGCTGGCTAAAACGTGATGATGTGCGCGCGTGGGAAGAACTGCCACCAGAAGGCGGTATGGCCGCAGAGTTATGGATAAGCGGAGACATGTATCCGCTTGAAATGGATCCATCGTTGAGAAAAGGAAATATCGGTAAAAGTGAATCTGGTGAAAGCTAGATTTTTTATTTTGCCTATGAAAGGGGTGAGAAAATGAAAAAGTTTTGGGAAATGAAACAATCAGCAAATCTAAATGAAGCTGAGATTTATATTTACGGTGAAATCACTTCTTCTAAAGGGGATGAAGGAGATACAACAGCATCTAGTTTTCAAAAGGATTTACTAGCACTGGGGGAAGTGAAGAGCATAAAGCTTCACGTCAATAGCCCAGGTGGTAATGTCTTTGAAGGAATTGCTATTAGTAATATGCTTAAGACTCATAAAGCCAATGTCGTCGCTTACGTAGATGCATTAGCAGCCTCCATAGCAAGCGTCATTGTGGCAGGTGCGGATAAAGTCATCATGTACGAAAATTCGATGCAAATGATCCATAATCCGTGGAATATTGTGGCAGGAAACGCGATTGAGCTTCGTAAACATGCAGATGATCTGGATGCGATTGCACAGTCTTCTATCATTACCTACCTGAACAAGGCAGAGGATAAATTAACGGAAGAAAAGATTCGACAAATTATGGATGATGAAACCTGGTTAAGTGCTGCAGATGCCCTTGAATTAGGATTGTGCGATGAAATTTTTGGAGCTAATCAAATTGCCGCCTGCGTGGAAGGCGAGATTTTCGAAAAATTTCAACATGTACCGGCGCATTTTAGACAAAGTGAGCCGCAGGAAACGGAATACCCTATAACAGAAGAGCGAAAGCGTCTAGCAGAAGAAGCGAAGGCGAGCGCTCTTTTTTATCAACAACAATTTTTAGGAGGAATGTAAAATGACAATGACATTATTTGAATTAAAACAAAATATGGCTACACTGGCCGAGCAATTAGGTAAGACAGAGAAATCAATGACGCAAAAAGCGATTGATCCCAAAGTGTCTACTGAGGAATTAAACCAATTGCAAACTACGAAAGCAGATTTGAAACAACGTTTTGATTTACTAAAAGAGCAACACGATGCACTAGAGGCTGAACAAAAAGCCAAACTTGAAAAAGGAAAATTTAGTCATACAGATGATCCTAAACAAAAAGTGATTGACGCCAAAGCGCAATTGATCAAAAAAACGATGGCCAAGGAAGCTGTACCCAGTGAAGTATTTCAGACATTAGGGGATGATGATACGACGGGCGGAGGGAAATTTTTACCTAAAACGGTGGCCAATGATATTTTAGTTGAACCATTAGTTAAAAATCCATTACGAGAAAATTCCGTGATTACCAATATCCCTAACTTGGAAATCCCTAAGGTTTCGTTTACTTTGGACGATGATGATTTCATCGCGGACATGGAGACAGCAAAAGAATTAAAAGCGAAAGGTGAAACAGTCAGCTTTACCCGTCATAAATTTAAGGTTTATGCAGGCGTTTCTGAAACGGTTTTACTTGGAACGAATACAAACTTGGTTGCTACCGTGGAAAATGCTCTTCAAAGCGGGGTAGCTGCAAAAGAACGTAAAGTGGCCTTTGCTGAGATGCCCAAAACAGGTGAGGAGCACATGAGTTTTTATGATGAAACCGTGGTCAATATCAAACGTGTAGAAGGAGAAGATTTATATAAAGCGATTAAAGCAGCGATTGCTGATTTACATGAAGATTATCGTGAGACTGCTAAAATTTTCATGCGTTATGCCGATTACTTAAACATTATTGAAACGCTAGCAAATGGGAATGCTACATTGTATACCGCCCAACCTGAACAAATTCTTGGCAAGCCTGTTGTCTTTACAGATGCGGCAGTAGATCCAGTTATTGGTGCTTTCTCCTATTCTCATTTTAACTACGATATTGGCGCGCAATATGAACAAGATAAAGATGTTAAAACAGGGGTTAATCTATTTGTCGTAACCGCATGGTTTGACCATCAAATTAAATTATCCTCTGCCTTTCGTATAGCAACCGTAGTGTCAAAGTAACCACGACTACTAGTACAACCACTACCACGACTAGTAGTCCAACAACGACAACCACTACAGAAGCACCAACAACATCAACAACCACCGAAGCCACCACGACAACCACTACCACAACAGGGATAAAGACGACAAAAGGTAAGAAATAATGAAGGCGCTACTTGCCCAACCTGCGAAGGTTCGTTTTGAGTGGGAATTGGAAATATGTATTCGTAGTTTATTGGAGCACGGTATATCAGATATCGTGCTTCTCTTTTCAAAAGATAACGACGAGGTCGTCAAGCGGATTCAAACTTATTATCCTGTTCAATGTTACGTTTATGAGGATAATCGAGAAGATAAAAGTTATATTCCTTCCATCAAGCCCTATCTATGGTATCGCTATTTACAGGAATTCCCTGAAGCGGAGAAGGAAACTTACTTTTATTTAGATGCGGACTGTGTTCTAACAGAATCGATTGATTTTTCAACTATGAAATATAAAGAAAACTGTTGGATTGGTAGCGATTGTAGCCATTATCTGAATGCAGATTATATTTTATCTAAAGGGAATGAGATTTTAGAGAAGATGGCTCAAATTGTAGGTGTTTCCGTTGAATCTATACTTTCCATCAATGAATTATCCGCAGGAGCACAATGGATTATTGATAAACCCAGTGCTACCTATTGGTATAAAGTATATCAGGACTCTAATAAACTCTATCACTATTTGAACGGACTATCGTCAGATATTCAAAAATGGACCGCAGAGATGTGGGCGCAACTTTGGAATGTACTCTATTTCGATAAAAAAGTAGAGATATCGAAAGAACTGGATTTTTGTTGGGCGACTGATCCAATTGAATATTGGGACCAACATAAAATTTACCATAATGCGGGCGTAGTAGATGATAAACAAGACTTGTTCTTTAAAGGGAAGTATGTCTATCGAACACCTTTTCAAGACGATTTAAGTTTTGTTAATCCGAGTAAATGTAGCTATAAATATGTAGAACTTTTGAAACAGGCGGGTGATAAGCATGCTGAGTATGGACGATGAAAAAGATTTACAGACCGTTAAACTTCATTTGCGAATAGATTTTGATGAAGATGATGAATCGGTGAAGCAAATGGTACTTGTTGCACAATCCATGCTAATGGGAATGATAGGGAGCGATGACAGCTACACTTCTTTTTATAGAGAGGCAAAGTATGGGGAAGTGTTTGATTTGGCTACCTTATTTTTAACAGATCACTTTTATAAAACGAGGTCAGCTACCACTTCTCTTTCCTTTCACGAAACGCCCCAGGGCGTCCAAGCCATGGTTCTTTCCCTGAAGCCTGCTTACCTTCAATATATCAACGAATTTGAAGAAGTAGAGGAGGAGCGGTATGGAGACAGGACTCATGAATAAGCGAATCTCTATCTATATAGAGAAGGAAAAAAAAGAACAGCAACGGCGAGTTGAAAAAAATGCCAGAATTCCTCTTTGCTTGTTGGGCGGGGTTAAAGGAATTAAAAGCTGAGGATGCTGAATCGAGTCGAAAAGAGGGGGTTGGGCTTTCAGAAGTCAAGCAAACGATCACATTTGTTATTCGAAGAGAGTTAGCCCCTCGACTTTTAGGTGAAAATTTGAATGTCTCGTATCGAGGGACATTGTATACCGTGAAGGCATGTTCTGTGAAGTTCGACGAATTGTTCTTAAACTGTGAGGTGCGGGAATGAGTGTGGAAGGCTTTGAAGAATTCGCAGAAAATTTAGCTCGTTTGAAGCGAGAGAATACTCGAATGGCAAATAAAGCAGTCCGCGACTCTGCTGCTCTCTATGAAGGTATTTTAGAACGCACAACGCCTGTAGGTAATGGAATACCTGCTGGTCATGAATTGAATAATTATGAGCCTTAGCGAGCAGCATTGTTCAAACAGGACTAAAAAAAGATAAAGACTCAAATTCTATGGTTGACGTGGGATTCAATAAGTCACAAGGGTGGAGAGCTCATTTTCCTAATTCAGGAACAAGTCAACAAGCTCCACAAAAATTCATCGAGAAATCTCGTGATAGAGCTAAACCAGTTGTGTTAGAAGTGATGAAAAGCTATATGAGAAAGGGGTTAAACTTATGAGTCGATTGCCCATCCTAAGGGCATACGATGTGCTCAATGAATCATTTAGCTTACAAGAATTATTAAACGAATTACGCGGCTACCCAACAGATGAACCATTGATTTTTGTTGGCAAGGTACCTAATGCGTATCAAAAAGAGACATATGCTCCAATGATTTGTTTGTCACGTTCTCGGATGACCCCAGCTTTTCGTGCTGATAATCAAACGGAGGCAGAATATCTAGAATTTTTACTAGAAGTCTGGGTAGGGGAAATAGGGCATATTGAAAAGTTGATGCCTGAAATTGACCGTATATTATCATCTCTTTTCATTGAACCGACAGAGTTTGGGATTGACGGAGAACGTGATTTAGATTTAAAGATTGGTTACAAAAAATACACCGGATATTTTGATAAATAAGGAGGAAAAAGCATGGCAGAACGTAAAAGACGTGTGAAATTAGGGGTAGACAAGCTATATTATGGTAAATTAGTGGACAATGTGGTAACAGACGCGGTTTGGTTACCAGGTGTCACAGAAGCAAAGATTGAAATGAAAAAAGAATCAGAAGGATTTGCAGCAGATAATGATCCTAATTGGATTATTTTACAAGGAGGAACGGAAACCACAGCGGACTTCACGGTGGCTAATTTTGATGATGCCGATAAAGAAGCCTTATTTGGTTATGTGATGCAAGAAGGTATGGTCATTGTGGAAGAGAATTCCGTTCCAAGTGATATTGCGATTGCATTTAGAGTTCTTTACAATGAGGGAAAATATGGTTGGATCGGTTTATATAAAGGGCAAATGTCGTATAACGGGGTTGAGTTAAAGGCGAAAGAAGCGAAACCAGAAGCACAAACCGATGCGATGACAGGCTTGTTTTCAGGACGAGGAGAGAAGCAACGTATTATGGTTACAGTCATGGAAGAATCTGAGAATTTCGATCTAGCTGCCTTTTTCATGGAAGTTTTTGGAACTGTACCAGATGATATACTTCCGACAACAACCACAACAACTTCTACTACTACCACAACGACAACAACCGAAGCACGTGCTAAAGATTCTGTGAAGAAGGATGTGTAGGCACCATGCTGATCATTGATTTATATTTGGATTCTGGGACAGGAAAAAGAGAAAATCAAAGATTCACGAAATCAGATGTCTTTTTACGTGATCAGGTCACCGTTCTGGAGAATTATGTGGAAATTGAAAAACTGACAAAAGAATTTCAGACTCATCAACGTGTGATTGAATCCAAACTAGCTGAGGAAGGCGCTGGGGAGGGAGAAATGATTGAAGAGATTCAAAATGCTGTTTCAAAAACTTATGAGTTCCGATTAAAATTAATCAAGCTTCATGCAAAACTCATAGAAAAAATTTTCAATCATCAATTCAGCGTGGAAGAATTCATCGATGGTGTAGGTGTGGATTACCAAGAAGTATGCGAATCAATTTATATGAAAGTTCTGGGTGGACAATCAGAAGATGAAAAAAAGTAACCACCACATTCCAAGAAGCCTTAACCTCCATACGAGTCTTATATAAGACGTTGATGCAACAAGGATATACAATCCTTGACGTGAACCGGCTTACGCTAGACGATATTGTGATGTTTAATAGGGTGAGCGAGGAGCAAGAGGCAGAAGTGGAAGAAATAGCTCCTGAGGAGTTTTTCGTAAATGGTGGATTTTAAGGAGCGTATTACTCAAAAAATACGCTTTTTTGGGAGGTGAACATATGGTGAATGACATCGGACATTTAGGCGCCACAGTCTCGATGAATATAGACCCTTTCCAAAGGTCTATTAAAACACTGGAAGCGCAACAAAGAGCTTTAAAAGCTTCTATGAAAGCGACGGATGCTGTTTTCACTGGACAGGGTAGGACTGTACAAGCACTCGGTGTAAAATACAAATTGTTATTGGCTCAAATGAAATCACAAAAGCAGATTGTGGACTCGCTTAAGAAATCTTATGAGGAAAAAGCGCTAGCATTGAAGAATAATGCCAATGCGAGTGAAAAAGAGATACAAAATGTTGCGAAAGCTGAAAGACGCTATATGCTGGCAGAAGCGGAACTCATCAAAATGAATCGCACACTCCAGCAAACGGGACGCGATCTACGTCAACAAGGCAGTGCCTTTATCCAGGCGGGTAGGAAAGTAGATGCGTACGGCCAAAAAATTCAATCTATTGGTGGCGGGATTTCTAAAGTTGGTGGAAGTGTGACGCGAAATTTTAGTGCTCCTGTAGCTATTGGTATGGGACTTGCAGTCAAAAGTGCAGCTGACTTTGAAGCGCAACTTTCTTCTATTCAAGCTGTATCGGGTGCAACGAATCAAGAAATGGCTCAGCTAGAAAAACTCGCTGTCGATATGGGGGCTAAAACAAAGTATTCATCACTAGAAGCGGCTCAAGGAATTGAAGAGCTCATGAAAGCAGGGGTCAGCACCAGTGACATTATGAATGGGGGACTTGCCGCGTCATTGGATTTAGCAACAGCTGGAGAGTTGGACCTGAAAGATGCAGCAGAAATTGCGAGTACTGCATTGAATGCGTTTAAATCTGAGAATTTGTCTGTGCGAGATGCGGCCAATTTACTGGCTGGAGGAGCGAATGCTTCCGCCACTAGTGTGTCAGGACTCCAAATGGGTTTAGCCCAATCGGCAGCAGTTGCTTCGAGTGCAGGCCTCTCTTTTAATGATACAGCAACGGCGCTATCTGTATTTGCTAATAATGGCTTGAAGGGATCTGATGCAGGTACATCTTTAAAAACCATGTTACTCACTTTACAGCCACAAAGCGACAGTGCTGCTGAAGCGATGAAACGCTTGGGTATCATCACGAAAGATGGGAGTAATCAGTTTTATGATTCGAAGGGCAAAGTCAAAAGTTTCGCAGAAATATCAGAGGTCTTAAAAAATTCACTAGAAGGTTTGACTCCTGCCCAACAACAAAGTGCGCTAAAAGCCATTTTTGGTTCAGATGCCTATCGAGCGGCCTCAATTGCAGCCCGTGAAGGTGCAGATGGCGTGAATCAAATGAATGGTGAAATGAAGAAAACTACAGCAGCTGATGTAGCGGCTAAGAAAATGGACAATCTCAAAGGGAAAATTGAAGAGATGAAAGGCGCTCTTGAAACCATGGGCATAAGCTTGGGGCAAGCTGTTATTCCGCTCTTGTCTGACGGTGTGAAATGGTTACAACAAATGATTGATAAATTTAACGATTTAGATCCGTCCACGCAAAAGTTCATTGCAAAGGCCTTATTGTTATCGGCGGTGTTGGGTCCATTGACGATATTTGTTGGAAATTTTGTTAAAAGTTTAGGGTTCTTAACCTCAGGCATGGGCAAAACTTTGAGAGGAATTGGACTTCTAACATCTAAGCTGACTGCTGCTAAGCAACCTCTTATTGATTTAGATTTAGGTACAGGTAAAGCCAGCAAAGGGTTAACTAAAATGGATAAATCGGCTGGAGTAGCTCGAAAAGGAGTCGGACTTTTTGGATTGTCTCTCAATCCAGTTGGTTTAGGTATAGCCGGTGTAGGGGTAGCGTTAGCAGGTGGCGTATTTGCATGGGAAAAATGGGGCAAAAGTGCTGTAGAATCGGCCAAACGAACCAACAAATGGGGGACGGATGTTGGAGGAAGTGCAGATAAAGCTTTATCGAAGATGAAAAATTACTCGGATAAAACATCTGATTCTCTCCAATCTCTTGACCAAGTGTCTAGTGAGTCTGCAAAAAAAGTTAGTGCTAATATGGATAAGATGGTTTCTGCAGTGTCAAAAGCAGACAATGCGAAGCTAGATAAACTTAAACAAGAAATCGAAAAATTACCAAAAGACATGCGAGCAAATGCCCAAAAAGCGCTTGACACTGAAAAGAAACAAGGTGCAGAGCGTGTTAAACTTGCTGAAAACGCGGCTAGTACAGTGAATGCTATTACATTGAAACATGCGAAAGATGGGACAAAACTTACTAATGAGGAATATCTTCTCCGCATCAATTCCCAAAAAAGAACTTTTGGCGCTAGAAGTGAACCAAATGGATCTGTCGGGAAAAGAGAAGAAATCAGTTCTTCAAGCAATGGAGAACGATTTTACAAAGATGACGCAGGCGCAATATGATGAAAGAATAACTGCGCTAGGGAAAGCAAATGCCGAAGAAGAGAAAGAATTTGGAAAGCAAAAAGAGGCCCTCAAAAAAATCTACGGAGATTCTGCTGAGTATGATACTGAGTATACCAAGCTCAAAGAAAAGCACGCAGCTCGCCGCATGGAATATGCGATTGCTGAGGTCAATGGATATGAAAATTTTGGAGTTAAGCATGAAGTTGTGCAGAAACAGCTAGAAGAAAACTTGAAAAGGTACGGTCTTACCTATGACCAGGTTGCAAAAGAAATTGACAAGCGTGCGCAAGCGATTGCAAAGTCAGATGACCGAATTGCAAAATCTAGCGGCAAGATGACTGATGAAACAGTAAAGGCTAATCAGATGTGGAATGCTATGATATTTAACCCTAAAGATGGGAAAGTGAAAACTAACGCTAAGCAAGTGGTTGCTGAAAGTATGAAATCAAAAGACGGTTGGAATAATATGATGTTTATGTTGAAGAATGCTAGGTTATCATCGAATGCGAAATCTATCGTTTTAACAGGCATCATCGAGAATAATAAGTGGAACAGCCTCACTTTTGAACAAAAGCAGATGCTAGCAGCGTATAAAGGCGCCCCGGAAGTTATAAAGGCTCTTAATGACATAGACAAATGGCAAACTCTTAGCGCTAAACAACAACAACTGATAGCTAAAGCCAAAACAAAAACAGAACTTAAGAAAGCTCTAAAAGATATGGGCTTATGGGATAAACTTCCTGAAAAGATCAAGAAGATGTTAGCAGAGAGTAAAGATGTCAAAAAGAAAACAAAGGACGGAAAAAAAGATATTGATTCATACAACAAGAAAGACCCTAAAAAAAAGAAATTTACATCATCAGCTCCTGGTGCAAAAGAGACCAAAAAACAATTGAGTGCGGTGGAGAAACAATGGAAAAGTATAAAGAGCGGGACGAAAACCCTCAACGTAGTCACCCATTATACGGAGAAAGGGAAAAAAACAAAAAAAAGAATGGGGTTGGTACAAATCATTTTCAAGGTGGAGCTGCCATTTTAGGGGACGCTGCCAAACGAGAACCTTTTTTGACACCAGATGGTTACTTCGGTATCTCGCCAAATACGGATACGCCGATGGCGCTCCCAAAAGGGACGCGTATTTGGTCCTCGATGGCAAGGTTTCATCAACACCAAGCGTTAAAAGGTTCAAGATTTATGCAGGCAGTTTCGAATCTCGGTCCTCGTTCACGAATCAAAGAATCTTCACAACGAATTAATTTTGAGCCTAATATTACGATTGAAGCTAACCAAGAAACACAGGATAGACAAATCCAAGCGCTAGAGAAAAGTAATCTACAACAAGAAAAAATGATTTCTTTACTTTTACGTATTGCGAGTCAAAACAAGGAGCTAGATTACAAGGCATTTGAACAAGTAGCAAGTCAGGTTTCGGCGGACAGAATGATACGTGAATCTTATGGGAGAGGTGGTGCTTCATGACGAAAGTTTGGATGGACATAATTAAAAAAGAGGGCACGATCCGAATCACAGACCAATTACCACTTTATTTCATACATGAACACGAGTCGGACTGGCAAGCTGAAACGAACGTAATGGAAAATTCTGGGATTGATGGCTTAATACCAGGTAAAAATACCTTCGCGCCTTTTACCAAAACTTTCACTTTCGTAGTCAAGACACGCCAATCTGAACTTTTAAAAATGGTCAAGCGAGAAATCAAAAAATTAGTGGGTAGCCGAGAGAGTTATTTTGTGAGATACGAGCGGGAACCTGGCAATTTATTCGCTATCGATAATGTGAAAATTACTTGGGAAAACGAAGAGAAAGCGATGTTTGCGGGGGCGGTTTTGACCTTGGAATTCAATGTGTACAAAGGATATTCGGAGTCATGGGCGACCACACTTGACCCGATGCTTTTTAGTACAAATAAATGGGCAATTGGCCTGAATTTACCACTCGGAGAAGATTTGAGTTACATTCACACAGATAAAACATTCCGAATTTACAATGCATCAACGGATACGATTGACCCAAGAATGCGACACAAGTTGACGATTGCACTCTCGTGTGAGGGTCAGCCTACGCTCACAAATGAGACAACTGGAGACTATTTTACTTACTATAAAGCGTTAAAAAAAACGGATGTGTTAGTCCTTAGCGGCGTTTATCCGTATAAAAATGACACGCATTGTGGGAAAGATACCAATCATGGCGTTATCACATTAGCGACTGGGTGGAATGAATTTGAACTTACGGGTGCAGAGGAAATCGAAATAAAATTTGACTTTCCTTTTGTTTATCGATAAGGAGGTGAAAAATGGATATTTTGGTACGCGATAAAAACGGACTACGCGAGGAAATATTGATGGATGTGGATTATACAAATTTCAAATATGAGTATGAACTAAACAGCGCGCGAAATTTACAATTCACCGTTTATCAAACATCGCTTAACGCTTTTTCTTTTGACCTCGTCGAGGTCGAATCCGTTATTCTATACGATAACCAGCAGTATGTGGTCAAATCTATCTCTCTCGGTATGGTTGGAGAGGGACAAGTGAAGGAAGTGACCGCGCACCATATTAGTTTTACTTGTGTGGATATCGTTCAACGACATGTAACAGAAGGAGAAAAACAGTACTCGCTTTACGAGATGTTACAACATGGTTTTCGTGAGAATCGGGGTGGCTTTACCTTTCAACTACGCGGAGAATTTTCAAGTGAGACGATTGAAAATTTAGGCGGTATAACCCTAATGGACTATCTACAAATGGCTGTGGAACGTTACGGAGCTTACTTATTCGCAGATAATAAAGTCTGGTATCTTTATGATGAGGCGGCATTCTTTGAAGAGTCAGATGTAGTCTTACGTTATCGGTACAATACCGATACTGTGAAGGTACAAGAACATACTGAAAATTTACGTACGGTGGTCAAAGCGTATGGGAAGAAAAAAGAAGAGACCGAAGGACGTTCTGATGACGATTATTATGTGACGGCCGTGTATAAATCGAGAGAGGTGGAACGCTGGGGAGAGCGAGAAGCCAAGCCTGTTTCAGACGAGCGTTTTACCAATCGAGAGCCCTTGTTGAATTGGGCGAAGACACAAATTATCGATACACCGGAGGTTTCGCTCGACCTCGTGTATACCGACCGTGAACCGATTTCGGAACGTAAGAAGGTGTGGTTCATTCATGAGATAATGGGCTATAACTTGTGGTTAAAAATAGAGCGGATGACCGTTTATCATCCGTATGCACAAAAGCCACCGGAATTAGGCTTTATGGGACGGCCGAAGGATCTTCTCCAAATTCAACAAAAACTCCAACGAAGTGTACAAGAATCTGAGAAGAAACTCTCTGATACCAAGTATAATCTGAACAATATCAAAGATACGACGGACACGCTTTATAAAGAACGTATTGTCGCGGAGGTACTCGAAGAGGATACCGCATCGCGTATCCAGACTTCCGCCTATCAAGTGCAGCTGAAAAATAATCAAGGAGACTTCTATTTTCCAATCGTACGGTTGGAGGATATCGAAGTGGCAACCCCCTCACAGAATGGGTTGATGGCGAAAGAAGATAAGACAAAGTTAGATGCCATTGAAAGTGGGGCTCAAAGGAATAATGTGACAGAAGCAGAAAAAGCGTCTTGGAATGCGAAACAGGATGCTTTTTTAGTGTCTCCTGATGGTTCGAAATGGGGGCAATCCATAGACAATCAGGGTGTCACTGTGTGGACAAAACTATAGAAAGAAGGTGTGGAGGATGGCATTAGATTTATGGCTGTGGGGGATGCCCCTTCAAAATTACGAGTTCCATGAAAAAACCAATGAAAACTGGCGAAAAATCATGGCCTATGCGGCAGGTCAAGCTCATGAGCTTGAAGCACTTTATGCCTATATGGACCAACTCATGGCCACAGAAGCTTATTTACGAGAACAAGGGGATCATGAGCTAGATACGAAGTATCAAGCAGAAATCGAGGCGTTAAAAACGCGGATTGATCAACTTATTCTAGAAAGTGGGAATACTGATACGGAAGTCGTGGATGCGCGTTTAGATGTCCACGGTTTTTTGTATACTGTGTTAAAAGACCGAATGGATGCGGAACAGCTTCAAATGGAACGAAAAAGTACGTTGTACTTCTCGGAAGCTGGTTTGGCGGATATGAAGGAACAGGACCTCGTGTATCTCCCCGTTGGGGAAGGAGTGGATACACCAGAAGCGTGGTTCATTTTAGACGAAGCGAATTCTGATGTAGTGATGGAGGAAACCGACTTCTCAAGTGCCGTTCCAGGGGTACCGGGTACCTTCGTGATGACGAATTTTGGGCCTGATAAACGTTTCCAATCTAGTTTGAAAGCAACCCTCACACCCACGCCTTATAAAGTGGGTCAAACGTATTTGACAGGTCGAGTCGTGGGGGAACCAATTGCCTTGGCTTATTCTATAGATGGCGTGGTCACCAACGGCGGTGCGGTAAATGGGTCTACATTTACTATTTATGTCAGTGGTAAGATAACGAACGTTTCGCAGGTCGTCAAAGTACTAGCGTATGCAGATGAAACCCGAAAAATCAAAATGGGGGAAGCTGTGGTGGAGGTGAGCTCGACATGAGTCAAGAACATATCCCTTTGCGACAGGTAAAAGAAGATGAGTTCGAAGAAGTCGCAACACGTATCAGTGTTAGTCAGGTATACGGGTTGAAAGAATTCATCCTCCATGTGTTGCGTGAAGAGGAACAAAAGAAAGGAGAGGATGCGAAATGAAAGGTATCCAGTTGCGCAAAAAAATCAATAATGTATTGGAAGATGTCGCGCCATACACAGAAGCGGGGCTTGTTTTAGGCTTACAAGATGAAATCACGAAAATGGGATACGCGACACAAGTTTTTGTCGCAGAATCCATCGAAGAAGCAGAACAGATCGCTATTCAGGCAGCTAAAGCGTATACAGACTCGTATTTTACACCAAAAGAGGTCTTTAACGGCGGTGTCTATCTGCTGGATTCTCATAGTTATTCATGGGATTGGGATGTGGCGGACTTAAAATCATGTGTCATTGTGATTTGTACCCGTTATTCACCTGGAGAAGGGATGTTAGATTATGGATACGGTGTGTATGTGTTTCCGAAGGCGGCCATTGAAGCTTTTCCGGGCAAATCCTTATGGGAGGGCATGAAAGGCTCATCTGATTTTGCGAAAAAAACGTTTTATATGACGCCGACGACCATTAAAGGACATGATGATAATGGAGTGGCACCAAACAACAATTTTGTGATTTGTAAAATTATCGTAGTCTAAGGAGGAAACGAAATGAAAATGTATGTACAGCTTGACGAGGCTAAGTATGTGACCGCGTGGTCACACGTACCACAAGCGTCATTTATCGAAGTAGAGTGTGATGAAAAGCTGGCGAGTCAATGTTTATTGGACTGTGTGCAGGTGAAAGAAGGCAAAGCAGTCGTTGATTCGAAACGTCAAGCTGAGCTTGTCGAAGCCTTTTCACAACCGTCCGTGCTAGAACAAGTTCAAAAGCAACTTTCATTACTTGTACGTGATGCAGCGCAACAAGCCAGTCGAATAGAACAGTTACAGGAAATAAGCGCAAAAAGCGCTCAAACACAAGCGTATTTAGCGGCACAGGTCGCAAAGTTAGAAGGAGGAGAAGAACAATGAATTATCCCACGTACGAAGATATCGAATTGTATTATGAATGGGGATTCTATACCAAGGAGGACCTCACTGAATTTGTTGTCTGGGGGTCTATCACGGCGGAAGACTATGAGACGCTGACAGGAGAGCCATTATTCATGGGGCACGAAGAGAAACGGGGGTAGCTTATGGACATTAATCCATTCTTATTAGTACAAGAATTTGGAAATTTAGGGCGTAACTTATTGATTCATATTTTAGTCTGGTCTGTCTTTTTAGATATTGTGACAGGCTTCGTACGAAGCTGGATAGTAGGGCGGAATATTGATAGTACAGTGGGCTTGAAAGGGCTCGCGAAACATTTTTTAATGTTGTTGATTATTCTTATTGTCTATCCTTATCTCGAAATCGCACACTTACACCAAATTGGAGTAGGAGTAGCGGTTTTTTATATTGCCTTTTATGGGTTATCTATCGTAGAAAATTTAGGTCAATTAGGTCTTCCTTTGCCCCCAGTTGTGAAGGAACGCTTTGAAAAATTGAAAAAGAAGAAGGAGGAAACAAAATGAGCTTTCAACGATTTACGAGTAACGCAGGACATAGCTATCACACAGATGGCGCACAAGGAAATGGATACTCTGAACACGCCGAGGCGATGAAGTATAATAACGAATTTATCAAGCAGATGAAACAAGTAGGTTATACGGTGACGAATACAACCAGTGAGGCAAAGGGGCAACAAGCTATCTTATCTGAACAAGCGCACAAGGCCAATGAAGTCGACCGAACAGGGCGGTTAGATGTTAGTTTCCACTTTAACTCAGCTTCAGCCAGTGCCACAGGCGTAGAAGTGTTGTATTATGACCAGGAAGTACTCGCGTCACAAGTGAGTCAAGCCATAGCGAATGCGCTAGGAATCCGAAATCGTGGCGCTAAAGAAAATAAGGGGCTCTACTTCTTAGCAAACACGAATGCGCCTGCTATATTAATTGAAGTGGCGTTCATCAGCAATGCGGGAGATATGAAACAAGCTACGTCAAAACGTGTCCAAGCTGTCGCGGCTATTGTCAAAGCCTTGACAGGAAAAGAGACGCCCAGTGCTGGATTCACGGGAACTTGGTGGCGTTATGCCCGTGCGACGCATCATATTCGTACACGCCCAGACTGGGACAGTCCTGTTGCGTTTGACATACCGAATTACTATGCGGTAAACATGAACTACGATAAGCGAGAAAACGAGTTCGTCGAAATCGAGTTCCAAGGTCAAAAAGGGTGGTTTAAAGATAGTCTGACTGAATACTGGTTTGAAGAGAAGCCAACCGAAACGTATGTGGTGACAGCGGAGACCGTGCATTTCCGTGACCAACAAGACTGGGATAGCCCGGTGGTGCAGACAAAGAAAAAAGGGGATACGGTGGAAGTGTTGCGAGAAATGGATAAACCAGGGTGGTTACAGGTCATCTTGACAGAGGGAGTTATCGGCTATATTCCAGATGCGCCGCATTATGTAAAAAAAGTATAAATTGAAAGCTCTTAGTCTATTTTGGCTGAGAGCTTTTTTGAGTGGAAGATTATATAAGACACGAACGTATTTATTAACTAACAATACTTTTTTATTTACAAATACAAACTTGTGCGATATAAATTAAAAAATGACACTTTTTTAATTTATAGAAGGGATTCTTATGGGGAAGTACAAATATTTGCATGAAATTTTTAATTCTGAGAGTCGTTCTGTCTATGATAAAGAAAAGGAGTCATTCAAGAGGTGCGGAAGAAACCGGTTACTTTGACAATAAAGCCGAGTTATTTTGGGATATCCTCGTGATGTTATATTTTGAAGCGCTGAAAGTAAGTTAAATACAGAAGGAGATTGTATAAAAGTGCTAAATTGAAATTAAGCAGAGTCAATTTTGTGCAAAAGGCCAAATGGCTGGCCATAAAAAATGTTTCAATCACACGAACCGGTGGTATTAATAAATAAATGATATAACAACTCCCTTGTTATATTGTTAGTCAAACAGCTCACTCCTCAGAGTGGGCTTTTTTTATTTGTGTAGAAGTCGGAAAAATTCATAGAATATCCATAGACGATGTATTTTACCTATGATATATTGAAAGAAAAGCATTTTTGTTCTTTTTTTGGAAGCGAATTACTTATGTGTATAACAGGAAGAAAGGGGCATACAATGAACGGGAAAAAAATAGCTATTTCTATTATCAGTTTATCAATTTTACTAGGAGGTTGTTCGTTTATGGGACAGTCAGATGAAAAAGAAAAGAAAGCAGACGACGGGACAACACCTGTAGCAGAGTATAAAGGGCAGGGTTTTATTTTTGTTGATGGCGACAAGTCTAAAGAAATTGTCGAAAAGAACGCGGCAGAAATAAAAAAACGAGCTATCGCATATATGAAAGATACATATAAAACTAATGTCAAAGTGAATAATGTAGTACCCGCAAGAGATGCGGCGGTTGTTATGGTGGAAGCAGAAGAACCGATAGAGTTTCATACTTCCGTGATTGTGGGACTTGATATGCAGAAGAAGGAACTTGATCCATCACCAAATGTTTGGTCTCAGGATGGAGTCGTGGAAGGGGCAATTGTAAGTGGGTTGTACGCAAAAGCATATAAGGAAGAATTTATACAGTTGGATTCTTTTACAGCAAATGAGGCAAAAAAATATGATTTGGAAGGGTATAATCAAAAAAGCATTGATAAAACACAAGCTGGAGGATATGAACAAAGATTCTATTATATTTCCGTATCATCTCTTGAATTTCCAACAGTTTACAAAGCTTATTTACAAAATAATAATTTATCGAATGATAGTGAATTGTTAAGAAGTCTATTTCTAAAAGATAATCCAGATTTTAGCAATGTTTCTATATCTTGCCGTTACTTTTTCAAATCAAAAGGGCTTCCTAAACAAGAAGAAGTTGACAAAATGAGAGAAGACTTGAATCTCAGCAAAGGGCTGCCAAAAGGTTTGTACAGTATTGATGTTTATAAGAATTTTATTGTAAATCGTGTAGGACTACCAAATGGAGACTCCACCAGAGCCCAAGAACTTCAAAAATAAAGAAGGTGAAAAGATGGTTATTGCAGAGAAGAAAAAAACGTCTGATTTAGATATTATAGAAATGAGTGGGAAACATGTTTATTCTGATCCGAAACTGAATACTAGGTTGGATGTTAATGGTTCAGTCTACGTGGTTAAAGAAGGTGAGTACAACACCAAATCCGGACTTGACTACATGATTGTGGAGAACACCAAAACAGGCGAAGTTGGTATGATTTTCCAAGGCACACAAGGGCAAAAAGACGGAGGACGGGATATTATTACCGATGCCACTTTACCCGGAAACATACCTGATGCGCAATTAGAGGCGGCTAATGATGCTTATCGAGCAATGAGTAAAAAATATCATATTGATTATGTGGGAGGAAACTCTCTAGGAGGCGGGTTAAGTAATTATGTCGCGTCCAATAATGATGTGAAGAGTGTGACCTATAACCCCGCAATTTTGCCTGATGGCAATTATTCACAAAAGAATCCTGATATTACCAACTACATGAGCGAATATGACCCATTAACACTAGGGGAGCGGAGTGCGGGATACTTAAGTCGTTTACCGGGTAAAAATGTTATCGTGAATAACAATATGCCTTTATTTGCTACTCTGGTATCCAACCATACGGGTTATAGTGACCCCATTGATATAGACGGAGAGAAAGTCCTAATAGACGCAGATGCTTATCTTCCTGTTGGTGTCTGGAGCGGAACTATTCTTACGGGCGGGAAAGGGCATAAAATAGACGTCAATCCTGATAATATGAAAATCTTAGCGGACTCTATGGTGTCAAAAATGAAAGGACAAATTACTACTGCCCAGTCACATGTCAATCATGCTGTGGATATTGTCGAAAGGGAAGGAAGCAAGCTTGATGATAGAAGAACACAATTGACAACTAGTTTCGACGACTTATTAGGTCAAGATGCTTTTGGAAAAGTATTAACGGGAATGGCTGCTTATGAACAGTTGCGTGAGGAACTTGAAAGAATAAATCCTGTTGGAGTCAAAACGTATGAAGCTGTTCAGCGTATACGAATGGCACCAGTCTTATCTGATATGCTAGATTTTATTTCTATGCATGTATTTTCTGGGATTTTGGGTATAGCCATAGAACTCCCCCTACTTGTAGCGGATACAATTTCCAAGTTGGATGGTATTATTCTTCAACTCAATGCATTAAAAAAAGGGGCTATTCCGATGCTGTTTAACGGAATTGATAATCATTTTTTGAGCGACGGCATGGTAACAGAACTTAAGGAGCACTATAAAATAATTGACAGGAATAAAGACGTTCTGACAAACCAAATTTCTACATTTGGGATGCAAGTGAAATATGTTTCGCAAGAATTGGAAAAAGCCGATAAACTTTTGACAGCTCATCAAAAAGTCGAACAAGTTTCTGCCCCGCCTGTCACTTCAAATTTTGTATTAAAGGAATCGGAGGCAATGAAGGATGGAATGGGGAAGAAACAGAAACTACTTGATGAAAATTATCGTAAATTCAAGAAGTCTGCCTTATCTTCATTAGATCCTGTCATCGCAAGTTTTGGAAGTTCTCTACAACAACTTGATTACATGGTGGATGATTTGATGGATGGTGTGGGGAAATTGCGTTCTGCCTTATCGTTTGCTCACATCCCATTTACGGATATTGACCAAAATGCACGCCAAGCACTGGATGATGCTGTTAGGGAGATACAACCTTATCAAATTGCTCTCGCATCGGTAAAAGGAGCTGTCCAGTCCCTTCGAGGCGGGGGATTAAATGCAGTGCTTGAAGCATATCGGCCATACATAGATACGGCGCTTTTTGACGGGACACAGTTCCAAAATGTCATCGCATTGAACAAAGCGTCGGTCAATATTTACGAAAGTTCTAAGATGGTGTTTGAAGATATTAAGTATCAGTTAAGCGACAATAAAGCAGTGGCGGTCGAAGCGCTGGACAAACTAGCGGACAAAGTGGTTATTAATTTAGCTGAGCTGATTGATCAGCTCAAGCGAGGGAGCATAGATTTATAACTTAACGTGGATACATAACATAGAAAACATCTGAAATGCGTTTAATGCCTCCCTAGTTTTTTTGGTTATCGAGTAAATTGTCACAAAATGTATGAAAAGTTGTCACTGCATAATCCGAACAGTCATGTATAATAGTAGTTCATGCTAATACAGTTTAAGTTTCCCTGTTTCTAATATGTATCGTTCGATGAAATCACCGTCTAGCATGAGCGGTGTGCGAGGTTAGCGGAAACTAGCCTCGTTTTTTGTTGAGGACAGGAGCTAGTAGGAATAAAAATTTATTAAAATATCTGTAATCTTTACAGGAGTCCTTTTTTATCTTTAGTCCTTGGCTTCATGGTACCCTTGCCGGTAAGTTTTACTGAGTATCAAAATAAATAAGAGTGAATACGACACTTAGAACTAAATGTAAGTGAATCTTGAGATTAAAATCAAATGGCGGGAAAGTTCAAAAAATAGACATATTTAGATAAATTAAAGTGTGTTATAATAATTTATATGCAATTTAATTTATGTGATTTTTTTGAATTGGGTTCTCAAATAATAGGAGTAGGAGGTTTTTCGTGGAGTCATTATTTTTAATAACTGTAGTAATTTTTTTTCTAGGTGTTTTTTTTTATTGGTCTTTCAGGAGGAATTTTCAGGTGGCGAGCGCTCAATAATAAAAAAGCGTGGGAGGGTTCTGTTATCCCGCTTTTAATTGTAGGAGTTCCCATCACAATAATTGGCCTTATTTTTATGTACGTGACATATCCATTTTAACTTGCTATTAGCTAAGGTCAACGGAAATTGATTACATTTTTTAGAATATGCTCTTTAATACTGAATATAAAGCATGGAAGAAGGTTTCATTTTTCTATACACGTGGTATAAATTATTATAGTACAACATCCCCGTTGTATGACTGGTCAGAAGTTCATTCTAAAGAGTGGATTTCTTTTGTACAGTAAAGTATAATAAAAGATACATGCAATAAAATGTTATCACAAAATCTTTGATTACGACTCGCTTGAAATGTGCGAGGGCTTAAGACTAGCGGAAACTAGTCTTTTTTTTTGAATCAAATGCTTAGATGTTTTCTTGTATTGTGATATACTGACACTATCATGCTGCAATAAATTCTCTCAATGAAAATCTCTTACCTGACTCGTCTGGCATGAGCGAGTCGATTAGTTGCTAAATCTATTCACTTATAGTAATGTGATAGTATACAAACTCCCTTGTTTGTATAAATGAGATTTATTTCCTAAATTTTTGTGTATACTCAGGTAAAGCCCATTCTGAAAAGGATGGGTTTTACTGTTTGAGAAAAAGGGTAAATATAATCGAATCCTTGTCGGGGGTTCATCCTTCTGTTTGAGTGCTAAGGCACTCTTTTTTTGTGGATTAAAACTTAAATTGTATACTAAAAAACTTGAAAATTGGTTCATATTGGTCATTCGCGATTAAAAACGGACTTTTTAAGGGATTTATCGTTTTCGTATTTAATTTTATGCTATAGTTAAAGTGTTACATAAACAGCAAAAAGGGGGAGAATTACATGAAAACAATAAGTAAGATATTCATAGCCGCAATAATAACAATTCTGGTTCTAGTACCTTTGAGCAGTAGGATTGTTGTGCAAGCAAGTAATAATGAGCCAGAGAGGCCGGTTACAAAAATGACAAGTGGGGTAGCATTGAATAAGATAGAGTATGATACGATTCAAACAGAAGATGATTTTTATTATATAACTACGCAAGGAAATGATATGCTTGTAACGACAACCATTAAAAATTCAGATGGGACAGTTACATTGACTAGTAATCCGGAAACCGGAAAAACGTTCGTTTCAAGTGATTTTATGACAGAAGAAGAAATTCAAGAATTGCAAGAGGAAGCCGATAGTCAAGAAAGAATAAGAGATCTTATATCAGAAACACCTAGTACAACGTCAATGCTTAGATCTCAAACAGGTTCCTGGGCATGGTCGAGTTGGCAGAATAAAAGTATAACCAACAATAAAAAATTCACGATACAAACTGCTATTACAGCTCTAGGAGCGAAATTTGGAATGTATGGCGTTGCTGCGTCATCAGTGGCCAATATTATTGTTCAATATGGAATGAAGACAGGGTATTTTAAGGTTAGAGCTGCTACCCGAAAAGATACAGACTATAACTATGTTTGGACTAAAAATCAAGTAAAGCTTTATAAAGAGAGTAGTCGAAAAACACTATTAAGTACTAAAGAGTCTACCGCTAGAAAGACACATGTATTATACGGCTGAGGAGTGAATTCAAATGAACAGTTGGATAGCAACAATAGTAACAGTATTAATTTTAATTTTAGTCTGGCTCATTATACCCCAAAAATATTTGTTTTGGGGTATAATGACTGCGCCTGTAATTGGATTACTTGTGCAATGGCTATTTAGCAAGAGAAAATCAACTCATAACTAGTTGCATACATATGGTAACTAACTAAAAAAGGCTTCTAGCATTCTTAGAAGTCTTTTTTGAACTTATACATACTATAACTATGATGAAAAAGAGTTATTCAAAGAAGAATTTTATGAAATTTCAACTGATAACGCATTAAAAGAGTATGATGAAATTAATATTGTTGAATTTGATGAAGAATCATTTCCTAATTTAAAGGAAGACTTGAACTTAACAGAAGAAGATGTTACAGAACTTGATAAGCAGAATTTGAATGAGATAGCAGATGAAATCTTTGAACAAAATGATATAGAGAAGCCTTCTTTTAGTGAGGAGAAACAGTTACTAAAAGGGATTAAAGGAACTGCTGCTAAAATTGCAGCTAAAGCCGCTTTGAAGAAAATTAAAAATATTGGAAAAACTACATGGAATAAAAAGGTTAATAAAGTAGTAAATAAACTTATTGCATCAAGTAAACTAAAAAAGACGTTGAAATATGTTTTGGGATATGAGTTTATGGTGCAAACTTTTAATGTAGTAGGAAATTCTACTGGGAAAATTGAAGATGTATTATCTACACAATTTAGAAAAGTTGGCATGAATAAATACTGGGCTGGTATATGTTCCAGATTGATAACTACAATTTTTATATAGGGATTTAAGTTCACAACGTTTGCTCACCAGCTTCTAGCGAAAGGAAATGATAAAAAATGGGGAAAATAGTAATGGTCATGCTAATAATAACGGCACTCTATGCTATTGGTAATATTTTTATAGGGTTTAGTAATTACATGCCCGCTAGATTAAATATTGGTATTTTGGGCGTGCTTCAAATAGGAACTCTAAGCTTGATACTAATATATTTAAACAAAAAAAATAAAGAAAATGAAAAATAAAAATATGATATTCATCCCATGAAAGTTAATAAAGCGACTGAAAATCTTAATTCAGGAACAAAAAAAGCTCTGGTAAAAGCACTAAGAGCAGCTGGGATTTCTAGGGGACTGCTCAAAGTTTGGCTTTTTCGTTTGATTATTCATTTTGTTTAACTAAATTAGCGATAAACAACAAAAAAATTCCAAAAAGCAAGATTGCAATTAACATAAAAATCTCTGAAAAAATCGATACTGCAATAATTTTTTAAGTGCGATTTTTTAGTTTGATATGCCCTTGAAAAAAGTGGATGCATTAGCTTAAGTAAGTATGTCAATA